CTTCTTCAAATGTCATATAATCTGTCATGCTCATCTCCTCTTCACTTTTGTTCCACTGAACTTGATAAACTTAGGGTGATTGTTTTTACCCTTCTCTTTTAGCCAATCTTCGGGAATGATGCGGTCATAATATCTGAACCCGTATTTAATACACCACTCTGCGTATGTAGACTTAGCACCTTTACGTAGCTTACGTCTACTGTTTTCAAACACAAAACGAAGGTCTAGCTTGGGATGCTGCTTCTTGATTGCAAGATGCTTGCGTCTGTCTGCTGCTGTAAACATGCCCTTCGTCTCAATGATGATACCGTTGTCCAGTATGAAGTCAGGAGTATAGGTGCGGTAGGCCAAGTCTTCCCATTCAATTTTCATGTTCTCGTAGTCATACTTAACTTTGAGTTCATCTAAATAAAGGGACAGCTTATGCTCTAATCCACTCCTATACCCATACTTTCTCGCTGCACGAAACTGCTTTGCGTTGGGCATTACATTGCCCTTCCCTTGAAGAAGTCTTTGTTTTTGTATTCATCTGCAAGTGTCACGTACGATACAGTCTTAGGCTGCTTGGCCTGTGACATAACAGCGGGTAGTTCTTGTATCTCTGGCCAACACGAGAAACGATAGCGGCAGAAACCACACTCTGTGCCAAGCATTGTGTTACCAGTAGGCTTACCACGGAATGTCTCAGGCACTGCATCAAAGCAGCGTTCAAACTTATTAGCCTCAACAGCGTCTGCTGTCTCTTTGATCTTACCAACTTCTTGCTCTACGTCAATACCTGTAGCCGGTACGTACTTGAACTGGCCGTTAGCCTTGTTCACTACCCACCATCCACCAGCCTGTTTGCCTGATGCCTTTGCATAGCCAGCAAGCTGTGAGACGTAACCAAAAGCATCACCCTTCTTCAGTGTGTCGAAAGACTCAAACTTGTTAGTATACGACCAATTAGATGCTGACTTAATATCATCAACAGCACCATCAATAACAATATCGTAGGTGCCAGTGATGGATGTATCGTCGTCAAGATCAAGCGTAACCTTCTCATCATCTTCATACTTCACTCCTGCTTCCTTGAGAAGACCTTTGAAGACAGCTTCAACAATATCCCCAAGCATCATGTTCATTACGAATGTGGTAGGCAGGGGCAGTGCTTTCTCTGGTTCGTTCTTCTCAAACCAAAGCTGGCAAGTTGGTCTACCTACGTTTGACATACGCAGACCAAACTTGTCACGCTTGTTGCCCCCACCAAACTGGCGTTGAATTGCATTCATTACATCTTGACCTACCTGCTTAACGGTATCCTCAGACATTGTGGACTTACCGTTAGCAGCATTCTCCATGTATTGGTGCAACGCCAGTTCAGCAGGATGCTTCATTATGCTACCTCGTCTTCTACTTCAATGTCAACAAGATCATCCAACACAGCAACATCATCCTCTTCCATCTTGGAGTTTGCTTTCTCTGCCCAAGCGTTGACGATGTAGTTATTGTAGTTGTCGATCCACGACATGAAATCACCAAACAGAACTTGATCTTCTTGGGTCAATTCAATCGTGTTTGACACATCCAATGAGGCTATTGGCACATAGAACGAAGCACCCGTAGGAATCTTACGTTCTTCTGTGTTAGCAGTAATGGTGTGCTGGACAGGCAACCGCTGCATCTTGGCCAGCTTCTCAAAGCTACCGCCAATTTCTTTGAATGCATCACGGTTGTCAATCTCCCAGATGAAAGGCGTAACTTCTACCTCAACAGGATTACCCTTGTCGTCTGTCGGATTGAGCATCTCGACTGTACCAAGCACCACACGAACACGCTTGATCTGCTTAATCAGGTCTTGCAGGTTCTGCGGCAGTGCCTTGAAGTCTTTGATGTAGCCAGCAGGTTTACCACAGTTGAACCCACCATCATTGTCCTTCAGGTCAATGTTAAGCGTGTCAGCCATGATACTCTTAATGAAGCGGTTAGGCGTATTGCCGCCGCCTTGCATGTAACGCTTGTACATGAAGCGTTGCATAAATGGGCGAAACTTAACGCTTGAGGCGTAGTGGGTTGGACCGTCTGGTATTTCCAGCTTGTAGGTTCCACCCTCAACGACTTCCACGTTTACGTTCTTACCCTTCACTTCTGCCGTACCCATGATTGGGCTGTGGTGTATGCGCATACGAGCAAGAGAACTGGACTTAGCAGATGTCTTACCTTCGTTTGCAATACCCATAGCCTTGGCCATAGCGGCATAGTTGTTAGTGTCAATGGTTGTAAGTTGTGTCATACATTTTGCTCCTTTTGTTTAGCGAATAGTGCATAGTTATATCACGCTACATCTTTAGTGTCAAGCCAATTAGGACCGATTTTTGATTCTAAAAGCAGCGGCACATTGAACTTGATACCCCACCGTAGCGTGATGAGTTCACTGAGAACTTCATTTGTCTGGTTTATGATACTGATTACTTTCTCCTCTTCGTCTGGGTGTATGTCTATGATGATGCTGTCATGTACGCTATTCACTATACACGACTGCATACCCGATAGCAAGTCATCAACATGAATTAATGCAATCGGAACTATATCCGCAGTAGCGAATGACTGCACCGGATAATTTTTGATTTGCGTAAAGTGTGACACTCTGCCGCTTGCCTTTCGTACAACGTCAGGGAATGAGAACTCACGGCCAGAAGGTGTGGTTATCTTTCCTGTAGTCAACGCTTCCTTCGCCAAGGTAGAATGCCAATCGGCCACTCCCTGATACTTGTTGTTAAAGTGTTCGTAGTACGCTGCTTCCGCTTTTGTTCTGCCAAAGCCCGTTGCTCCATATAGCGGCGCGAATGTATGCGCCTTCGCATCCTGTCGGCTCGTAGGCTGACCAGCATTGGTAATAACTTCAGCGGTGTATGCGTGTACATCAAACCCAGTAGATACTTCTTCAATTGCAACTCCATCCTGTGATAAATATGCAGCAGCACGAAACTCAAGCTGTGCAAAGTCAGCTTCCATAATCTTACCGCCGTTAAACCGTGACACAAATACCTTCTTCACGGGGAAGGTGCCACCACGTGGCATGTTCTGCATGTTGGGGTCTGCTCCTGAGAGACGACCCGTAGAAGTGCGATGCTGTAGCAGACGCACATGCAGCTTTCCGTCTGTCTTAACGTGGGTGCGAATGCCATCAACGAATGATGACAGATACGTATCCACAGCAGACAGTCGTCGTACTTTTGACAGGAAGTCAGCAGCCTCTGTCATTTCTTTGACACGTGCTGCTTTTTCCAAAGTCTCAAGGTTTAGCTTGCTGGTGCTAAAGCCATTGGCACTAGCCCACTTTGGTGACGGTGGCTTGAACTTGAAGCCAGCGGCTGTGTCTGTTGGTATAAACAGAAAGCCTTCACCATTGCATGTGCCACATTTATTTGGCTTGGCAAAAGGCTCACCATTCTTCTTGACCTTGCGTATGTAGCCCGTGCCACCGCAGTCCTTACACTGTGATGCTTTCGTGCGATACAGCTTCTCTGTGCGTGAATTGATAGCATAGCGGAAGTCTGTATCTGACATATAAGGGTCAACAACGCTGGCCCATTCCTGTTTGTCCATGACCTTTCGGCCATAGATGACCCACGATAGCTGCTCTGGGCTATTGAGATTGATAGGAGTGTCACCCATAACTTTACGGACGTGGCTCTCCAAAGCAACGATCAAGTCTTTCTTCTCCTGCTCAAACTCTGCTTGCACCTCATCCAGCTTGGTAATGTCAACTGCAAAGCCCCGCTGGTAGATACGGGCAAGGCGTACTGCTACCTGATTACTCAGGTCAACTGTGCTACGCAGCCCTGCGTCTTCCTCTGTATTCAGTCTATACATCAGCTTATCAGAAAGCTGCTGAGTGGCGTGTAGGTCAGCAGACAGATAGGACGTAAGCAGGTCATATGGTATGTCACGTGTGCTGTAGCCTTTGGCAAAGTATTCCTTGAGTGTGTCTTGCTTACGTGTGTCAAGCAAATATCTGTTGGCACATGCCTCAAGTGATAGCGGTTCTTTCTGGCCACGCTGCAAGACATACTCTGCCAGCATAGTGTCAAAGACAGGACCGTCATACTTGAAGCCTGACTCCCAAAGCCACAGCAAGTCGTATGCTGCGTTGTGTGCGATCAGGATAGTAGTCTGATCCAGATAGCCTTGCACCAAGTCAAAGGACTCCTGATCGGGAGACGAACACTCTACATGATCGAAAGATACAATTGTTTCGTCACCCTGATCGGTGAGCATACCCACCATGACCAGTGAGTTCTCCGGCTCAAATGGGTCAAGGTGCATCTTGCCGTCACGCTTGGTGACTGTGTTTTCTACGTCAAGTGTTAGTTTCATACCGTGTACCTCGCTGTCTGATATTCTAGTTCGCAGTGTACCACACCGTGCCAGCCTGACAACTTATTTTTTACCACATTCAGATGACGCTGTGTGTCCTCTTCGTCCTGACCCTCCGCAACAGGGTTCTTGGCAATCAGCACCATGAGGTCAGCTTCCGCTGCCTTACCGGTACGACTACCCTCCATCATGCTTTGGTTCAGCAAGACCTTGCCCTCTGCATCAGCGGAAAGCTGGGACATGTAGAACACGGCACACTCATGCTGCTTGGCAATCATACGTGCATGAACTGCGTTGGCCTTCAACGCCTCGTCGGTACGAGCAAAGCCGCCGGTCTTGGCGAACTTGTCACCCATATCGAGCAGGACGATATCTGGCTTGTATGATTTGCAGATACTCTCCACCCACGCCATATCACGACCAGTGGCATCCTTGATCTTGATGCGTTCCTTCACTGGTGCGTACAGGTCACGTGCCTTGGCTGGGTTCTCCTTGATCTGCTTCATAGTCATGCCAGTGGCGGCTGTCAGGTATCTTGCACCCACACGGTGATAGCCTTCCTCGTTACACAAGATAATGCAGTTGGCACCCTGATGGGCAAAGCCGCCGGGGCTGGCAATCAAGCTGGCGTGGAACGATGTCTTGCCGGTGTTGGGCCGTGCGCCAATCTCAATCAGATGCCCCGCATTCACGCCCTCAACCTTACGTGTGAGGCTAGGGATGTTGAACGTCCACCGTGCCTCAAGATCGTTACGGGCAAGCAATGTCTCAATGTCGATGTCATCCCACTCCACACTGAGATTGGGTGTGAAGTCATCTCCATACTGCTCAAGCAGCTTACGCAAAGGCTCAAGAGTGGACTGGTCACCTGTCACATAGTCTACACCAAGATTGGCAATGTCCTCACCCACAACCTGCTGAAACAGCTTCGACAGCACTTCCTGTGCTACGTCACCGCCCATCGGTATTTCTTTCTTGATCTTGTAGAACAGGGAAGAGAAAGCCTCTTTCCTAGCGGGTGTCATTGTAGGATTGTCTGATGTGAACAACGCCTCCACCTCATCGGGTGTCAGAGTGCGTTCATACCGATCCATAGCTGTATCAATAGTCTGCTTGATCTCCCGCACGTCCTTGCTGAACAGGCGATTAGGACATTTAGCCCCACGATGGTCATCGTAGAACTCCTTATTCATTAGGCTTCTAATCAGTGATAATTCCATATAGCTTCTCCATATCTTCGGGGTTACGATACTTCAAGTCTTCATTTAATTTGAGTATCTTTACGTTGTCAACATAGCCACGTAGTTCCTTGGCCATGATAAAACTTTTCTTTAGCGCATCGGGGTCTAACGCTACAACTGCCGTCGAGAACTGTGTGAGAAATCCTTTATGCGATTCTTGCAAAGACGTTCCAAGAAGCGCAACCCCGACAAAGGATGTAGAACCGAAACCAATAACGGCAGCACTCACACAGTCCTCAACAACGATTGCTACACTACCAGAACCAATAACGTATGGCAAGCCACTTTTTCCATATTTTGTCCATTTGGGCAATCTTTTTGTCAGTGACCTGCCGGTGGCATCAACGATAGCACCGCCGTGTCGTACAGGAAACACCACTCTGTCGTCCTTGACATCGTAGTATAATCCTAGTTCGTCAGGGTCAATGCCCCATCTAGCACACCAACGACGAAGATACAGGTTGTCAGTGCGGGGTATCACGTGTCTGGGCATCTCAAACGTATCTTCCACAGCCTTAGGAACACTGAGGAAGCCAGCACGTATGTCATCCGCAGTCAGATGCACCCTCTCACTACCCTTAACGCCACAGTTAAGCCGAAAGCAATTCCACAGCAGGGAACCCATGTTGTTGGTCACGGTAAAGGTACGTTCCCCACAGTTAGGACACTCCAGTCTCTTTGTAACTCCATTGGGTATGTTTAGATCACTAACGTATTTAAACATATTAGTGTTATTATATTTATACATGTTATACACCTTCCTTTGCGGCACTTGTACTGCTTGTAACATGCATTTTTCTCTCCGTCAAGGCATGATTTGCACTTTTCAAAGTATTTTTCATGTATGGCTTCACTGATGCTGGGTTAGCATGTCCTGTAACCGACATTATTTGTGCCATACCGACACCGGCCTCGACCATTTCAGTTGTACCAGTACGCCGCAGGTCAGACAGTCGCAATTCACTTGACATACCCGCATCCTCCATGACTTTACGTGCATGTAACGGTAGTTTTTGCAGTGAATAGGGTCTGTACTCACCCTTGATGGGGTATGGACGGGGTGCCACGTACTTCTGAAAGCCAAAGTCTTCGTGTTGTTGCGTCAACATGTCACATAGATCATCTGAAATGGGCAGGTGTACGTCTGCTTTACGCTTAGATTGCTCCAGTGTCAGCGTCTTGGCATCGAAGTCAATTGCATCCCATGTGAGTAGACGCATGTCACCTAGCCGCTGGCACCACTCGTATGCCATCTGTGCAATCAAACCGATGTTACGGGTGCTAAAATCGCCGTAGGCAGTGTCTAAGAACTTTTGTACATCCTCCCTACCCCAAACAGTCTTACGCCTCTCAGCGGTCCTCCTACGCACGTTAGCGAAAGGATTGAGTGTACACAGTTCCATACGCAGCCCGTGATTAAATACGATGCTGGCAGACGACATGATGTGATTAGCCATGTGAATACCTTTCTCGCACCATTCGTTGTACGCAACCTTTGCGACACGTGTCTTCATTGTCGTGTAGTCGAGAGTGGACAGAGCCTGTCCGTCCACCTCAGTGTTGAGCATTACGTTGATGAAGTATTCATACTGCTTCTTAGTTTCATCACGTAAGTTCCTGTAATCATAGGACTTGTAGTAGTCGTCTACCAAGTCTGTTAGTCTCTGTGTCCGTAACATTCTACATCATCTCCCATAGCATGGCGACATCCATTGGGGTCTATGTCGCAGTTAGGCCAACTGTAACAACCTAGATGGTCATCAATAGGCTCTTGTCCCAATACCCGTTCTTGAAACCAGAAACGTAGGCTGTCCAAAGGTCTTCGGAATGTGCGACAATAGACGTACTCCCAAAAGCCCCACTTGGTTTCCCAATCACCTTTGAATAGGCCACGATGTTCTGCGTGGGGTGGTCTGTCCCATTCAAGGATGGTCAAGCAGTCGTCTATAAAGTGCTGTATTCCCCACACAAACTGTACAATCTTCCAGCGGAAACCCTCACAATCATATCGGTACTCTGCTGTTTCAGCAAACCACATCCAAAAATTTGGAATCCATTGTGCCGGTGAGTACCAGCGATTATTTTCATCCCAGCGACACCAGAATATGTGATGCAACTTGTAGTGTTGCATCTCCTGTTCCAGCCACTCCTCATACTCAGGGTGATTTTTCATTTCTCTTCCAGAGAACCACTTGTTCGTTTTGTAGCACCACATACCTATACCTTCCTCCGTTTTCATACGGCCACCAGTTGCTTGAACTGCGGCGTATCGACCCACTGTGCGACTTCAAGTTCCCGCATGAACATCGACTTGTCTTGTGTGTCGTTGCCAGTGTTGCGCTGCTTGAAGCCATTACGTTCATCTGCATAAGTTGCATAATTAGTGAACGCAGAGTACAGCGACCACAGGTTGCGACCACGTGTGCTGACTTCTTGGTTGTACAAGCTGAACATCTTCTCTGCCTTGCGGTCAGACTGCATGATCTTCTCAAGCATAGCCTTGACATCGACAGTGACGAGGCTGGTGTTAGCCCACCGCTGCATCTGTTCTGTCTGTGCAGTGAAGTCTTGCTGTGACTTCTCCAGTTCAGTGATGAACGTGTCGAGGCTGAAGTTGCTGGTGTTCTTACGCATCACCTTGTCATGCCTTCCACGTATCTGCCCATTGAGACAGAAGAAGTCGATTGCCCCAAAGATGGTGACGTTGGAGCAAGTGCCATTCACGCCGTGCAGGGCGATGATACGCTGGGCTACTGTAGTCTCATGCTTGTCGGTGACGATCTTGGCATTTACGTTGGGCAGACGCATGTCCATCATGGCCCAGCCATTCTGGTGTGCATCCCGCCAGCTAATCTCTGCACCCTGCATATCATGTGCAGACAGCTTTTCAGTGGTGGTGTCGATGACATCACGAAAGAAGTCGCCGTGTGACGCACAAGTGAAGCCTTTGCCAACAATACCAATGTATTCGTCGGTGCTGGCGTTTATGACATACTTCTTGTCCTCCACCTTGGTGGGTTCAAAGCGTACATCGAAGTCGAGATTTTCAGGGATATATTCTAGTGGCATGGTAGTTCTCCTTTGTGTTCGTTAACTGATGGTGTGTTATATCACTAGCAAATCATAAAGTCAAGGCAGCTAGGATAAAAAAGATAAATAGTCCTATCATAATGTCCATATGTTCTCCTCATTCCCACCGATAAAATATGTGTTCACCTATTTGTACAACAGGTGTCTTAGTCTCTGCCCACTCAGGCAGAACATAAGTTGCGTGGTAGTGTGTGGCACCCTCAACGAAGTCATCAAGGTTGCCTGTGTGTACACCCTGTGCAATCAACATAGCTTGCTGCCATGCCGTCTGGTCAGGTGTCTTGTCTGACTTGCCGTCGCAGTACCAGCTAAACTGACAGCGATGGCGTACAGGGAAGTCCTGCTTCCATGAATATGTCGGGCCTTGCTTGACCACATCACATACAGTGTCAGGGTATCTGTCATCACGCACTCTGTTCATTACCACTTGGGCTACCGCAACCTGCCCAATGAAGGGCTGGTCACGGGCCTCATGGTACACGTTGAGTGCCAAGCATACAAGTGCTTCAGCAAACATTAGTCATCATCCTCCTCTGCCAGAACCCAGTCGGCATAGGGCATACGACAACCCTCGTCATCTTCTTTGGGAACAAACTTGAAAATGCGGTGCAAGTCGCACTGCAATCTTTCCAGCTTGCCTACATCAGACATCCACAAATCATTACAGTCATATATTGTTTGCATCATGTTTCTCAAATGGTTGTATGCCTTGAGCAAGTCTAGGCGTTGTTCATGTGTTATGTTCATTGTAATTCTCCTTAATCACAAGAGGTTTGTCGGGTAATCACAGCCACCCAACACTGCTGGTCTTCATCATAGTACGCTGGCCGCACAAGTCTAGTGCCATATGCAAACGGATGCCAGCCACCGAAGTAATCCTCCACCTTCTGTGCAAGGATGTCATGTTCTTGATGCTTCAATTCAACTGTCACGGTCTTCATGTCATGCTCTCTTTCAACCAACGTGGTATCTCTCTCAGCTTGTACTTGCCGCACCATTCTGTTGTCTGATACTTCCAACGGTAGTAGTTGCGGTATGCTTGTATAGGCCATATCTCACTTGTCTTGAAATGGTCATTGCCCTTGCCAAAACACTGCGGGTGTTTGCTGAGATAACCATGTGGGATATGTTTAGCACAGTCACGGAAGAATGGCAACAGCAAAGAACACTTGTGTGTCTTGCCATAGCGGTGTGTATATTCCTCTGACATAGCACGTAGCATCTCCACACTGAACAGATAATTGGCCCGTGTCTCTGCCGCCCACTCTGTGCAGGGATGCTTGGCATGTGCGGGTGGTGAATTTACCAGACCCAACTCAGCCGTGAACTCTGCCATAGTCTCACCTTCTTCACCCATGTAATGATGCAACACGTGTGACAACATCTGTGCTTCCTCAGTCGGCATCTTGACAATGTGCTTGTCACACATGGCCTTGGCGATAGCATCTGGGTAGCGGTCAATAAGAAATCTATTCATCCCATAATCCTCCCTACAATTCCAATGATAACATGATAGGCCATCCAGCCAAAAGAGCCGAACACACAGGCAAACAAAAGCATCTCTATGCCATCATGTGTGAGGTAGTAGTGCGACACCTTGTGCCATAGCTTACTCATGCTCACCTCCATTGCCTCTGCCTAAGCCACCAAAGTAACTAGGCTTACGCTTGGCTGTTTCAAACACACCTGCCGTGATGAACACGCCAGCAATCAACAGGGCATGGGCTATGGCACTGATACCAAAGACAGTGACAGAGCCAACAGACATGGCAAAGATAATGCACCACATCCATGCCAGCACCTGCATCACCATGTGCCGTGTGTTGTTGTCAGGGATATGGGCCAGCGGATTGTACCGCCAGTCCATGATTAGTTTCCATGTGTTACGCATTGTCGTAGTCCTCCTCACCGATTACTGTGTGGCATGTACTTCTTATTTTATCCCATTCATCTTCGTCAAGTTTAGCCTTAACCAACTCAAACTGGTCAACGACAGTGTGCCAGAACTCTGGGTCATCCTCTCGCAACTCAGGCTTGGTGTAGAAGATTTCCAAGTAATCCTCGCGTATGCCTTGAAGTTGCATGCGTTCTTCTTTGGTAAGACATTCAGTCATTAGGATAACTCCCCTTGCTTGCGTTGCGTTGCTGTGTGTTTAGTGTGACAAGGAAAACATACCACACGGCACTTGTCAATCTCTGCCTGTATAGTCTCCCATGAACGTCCCACCATATCACACACGTTGTATTTTTTCTTGGCCGGATCAATGTGGTCAAATTGTAGCAGATAAGCAAACGCCACCTGAAACTTTTTGTGTATATTTCTTTTTTGCATACCACACACCTCACAGCCGCGATCTACTTTAATTTGAGTAATACGTTTGCGGTTCAGATTATGCCTATTAGTACGTGCCTTATCTTTTGCCTTTTCCTGTTTGGCATAGGTCTTGGGGTGACGATAGTCAAGTATCTTCTCCCCATTCCACCTACGTATGCCCCAAAGTTTATAGCCATCTTCACGGACATGGCCACGAAAGATTGTTACGTTGTAGTCTGCTGGTGTGTACTCATTCATTAGAATGATCTCCAATAAAATGGGGTGACCCGAAAGCCACCCCTGTGTTGTATTAGGCGACGTTCTTCTTGCCTACCAATTCATCCCGTGTGTACTTGCCAGCAGGGAAACCCGCAGGACGCTTGGCCAGCTTCAACACTTCTTCCAGCGTCATTGCGTCAGTGGTTTTGTTGGCAATCTTGCCCTTGAACATCGGGGTGATACCACCACGCTGTTGCTTTTTCACAGGCTTGTGGTCACGCATCTGACGCAGTGTCTGCATCAGTTGTACGAGACGCACCTCAAACGCTGCCTTGGCAACATACTTGATGAATATCTTGTCACTCTTCTTCAGATCAAGTGCTTGCTCGTGTGACCATTCGTAAACCCGCATCTTGGAAAGACGCATACCCGTCTTGCGAAGATACAGTGCAGACGCCCTATCGAAAAGGCTTTGCCCTTGGTTGGACAGGCACTGCTCTGTAATGCCTGATGATGCTTCCCAGTAAGTTACGTCCACTTTTACGTTTTTGATTGACATGATTTAGTCTCCTTTGGTTTGGTTTTTGTCACCGCGTGACATTTTGTTTACGCTGCACGTGCCAGAGATTTGTTCTGGCGTTGTGCTTTGCGCTTCAGGGTTTTGGCCTTGTTTACATGACGCATACGGTCACGCTTCCCATCGGCCTTTGGGGTCTTTTGGTTCTTCATTGCTTCGACTTTGATTTGCATTGTCTTTGTCCTTCTTTCTGTTGTACTTGGTTTTGTCTGGCACTACCTGCGACCTACGTCTGTTTGTCTGAAGCAATGCCTTGGCTACAGGATTTACAGTACCACTACGCTTGACCATTGTCAACCTCGCAGGATTGAACGGATACCAGCACCGCCAACGATGATACCACTTGTATAGGCAATCACGTCGATAGGTGGTGCGTAGTACAACAGTTCTGGCAGGGATATTGTGATAGCTACAGCACCAGCCACGGTACAGATAAGCTGTAAGAATTTTTCGATGTTCATTGTGTTTTCTCCTGTTTTAGCGTGTTAATACACTAGCCCATGACCGCGACGACGTGGAACATAGATACCTCGTCACCTGTGGTCAGCTTTTTGTTGGCACGATTGCCAGCCACATAGTCACACCAGCTATTCCACCAGTATTCGGCACCGCCAGTGTCGCGTGTGAATTGCACATAGTCTGCAATCTTTTTGCGCTTGGTCTCTGGCTTCACACCCTTGGGGAATTTGAGTGCTGACCGTGACAAACCTAGCCTGTCACAATTGTGGCTGTCAATACAGGCAACGTCCAGACCACACATCTGCGCCACAAAGGCAGCTTTGACCACGCCCAGATTCGGCACATTGGTCAGCACGTCAATAGCCGCCACAGCATCACCCGTTTTGACAGCTTCCTTGATGGCCGCATAGATGACACGTTTGTGTTCCTGCATGTACAGGTAGCCATCACGTTTGTTGCCCCACAAATACTTGCTGTCAGCCCCATTGATGTCGATGTCATCCATCTGCATTGGTGTGGTAGATAGCCCCGCCTGAATGGTGGTCAGCACGAAGGTGGTCACACGTGCGAAGTTGTCAGGGTTCTTGAGGGCGAACTTGGCGATTTTTTTACAGTCACGATTGTACATGTCAGTCTCCATTTTGTCACGCGGTGACATTTTAGTTTGAGTGAAAGCGGTCAAATGCCACCTTTTGTGCATACATACACGCTGCCGCTGGGCTGTATTTGCGAACAGCAATCAATTCACCGACCAGCCTTTTGAAGTCGCCCCAAATGATAGGCTCAATGCCCTCATCCGCACAGTCGGAGCAATAGTCGTTGTATGATGACATCCGCATTTCAGCAAATGGCGGGTTGGGTTCAGACGTTGTGAATTGATGGATAACCATTATTACACCTCTTCAATGCTAACAAGTGACAATTCAATCTCGCGGATTTCATCCAGTTCATCCTCACGAATCGGCAACGCTGAATGCTGCACGATATGGTCAACGCGACGTTCCACCTCATCACTGATCCAGTCTTGCGCTTCATCAAAGGTGTCGAAAATATCGACGGTAGGGTTCGGGTCGAGAGAGTCAATCGCGTAGGTCACTTTGTAAGTCATTGTCTTGCCTTTCATTTTGTCACCGCGTGACATTTTGGTTGAAGAAGAAAGCTGAACTCTCAGCATTTAGTTATACTAGCAGATAATCATTGCACTGTCAAGGCACGTAGGCGTTCCGCATGTCGCTTGGCAATGGCGGCACGTTTACGGTGTACATCACGCTGTACCGCTTCAAGATGGGTTTTCATGGCACTGTCAGCCATGCCTGTCGTGTATATATGATTCACACGCAAATCACGTCGGCGTTCTTCGTTGGGCATAGGCGTCCAGTAAGACTGCACATTGCCACATACAATAGGCACTGCCCTGCCATTTTCAAAACCTTTGTTTTTCATTATTCCCACTCCGCAATAAGTGATACACCTGTGACCGAAGCCAGTTCGCGCTTAGTCTGTGCAATGTGCGCTTGCACATCAGCATAGTCACCCAACGCTTCAAGGTGCGCGAGATGATCCAACAGCATTGCAATCTGCCGACGCTTCGGGTCTTTGATGTGAACGTAATTTTTCATGTCTCTTGTCCTCTTGTCATTTTGTCATTTTGTCACGCGGTGACATTTTATTGTTGAAAATCAGCCAAATTTCGACTGTCCTTAATCCTACCACGCAATCATGCCTGTGTCAAGCGCACCACCGCACCACCACCACCGCACCACCACCATGATAGAAGGTGGCCGATCAATCCGACCATCTCCTGTATTAACACGCTAATACATGTTGCGCATAAAAAAAGACCGGGCAAAATGCCCGGCCTGTATATTTTGTCACGCGGTGACATTATCCAGCCATTGATTGCAACACTGGCAAGGCTGGCGCGTTTGCCTTGTCTGCCTTTATTTGTTGCGCTTGTTTTTCGGTGCCAGCATTGTCTGCTTCCTGACTGGCTGTCCAGTCCCAAAAATCGGCGGTATTACCAAAACCGGCATTTTTCCATGCATCCATAAATTGCGCGAACAATTCGGCGCGTTCAATCGGCGCGGCATTGGCTGGCGCGTCGTTTTGTGCTGGCGTTGCGTCTGTTTCTGTTTCATCTGTTGCGGCATTGGCTGGCGGCGGTGTTTTTGTTTTTGGTGCTTTGAATATTTGGCCACAAGCAAACCGGAATGACGTGATATCCTTTTCAATGGTCGCCAGCATTGCCTTGATATCGTCGCGTGACATTTCAGACATTGCGCCGTCTTTTATCATTTTACGCAAAGCGCCGTATTCATTACGCAATTCACGGGTTGCCAGACATGCCAGCCCATCCTTTGTGAGACTGGATAAACGCGCCGCGTTCTTTTCTTTTTCCACCGCGTCTGCCTTTTGATCGGCGCGTTCAACAGATTGCAAGCAATACAACATAACGTCTGGCGCGTCGTCGCGTTTCATAGCAAGCGCAAATTGCTTGCCGTATTTTTTATCGGCATTGTCGTGTGCTTTTACCTTGGCAATCATTGGCGCGGCAAAATGCGCGGTGTAAATTTCAGCGTTTGTATTTGTGTTTTCGTTTGTCATTTGTTTGTACCTTTCAATGTACGTTTGTTGATATAGACAGATTAGCAGACTGGTATATGGCGTCAATGCCTAAAATGCCTTTATGTTGTATTTTGTCACCGCGTGACATTTTGGCAGATTATTTGTGTATTTGTGTTGACACCACACCAACGCATTTTTAGATAGTAGTTGTTCACGTTTTGTTCTCATTGTGTATGTGAACAAGAACAAAAGCGGAACATTAGGGATAGGGTATAGTGCTGCAATTCATGCACCGCCGTTAGTGTTTCGCGCGTGTTTTCTGCATCGTGCAATCATGCGCGGCATGGCTGGCGGTAACTGATAGGAAAACAGTTACCGGAATATGCATATAATCTAATAAAAACAACGGTTTGACAGGGCATATGATACCGCAATTGTTCCAGCGACGACGGATAGTAGTCATTTTTTGTGTCAGTGTGCTAACACGTTGATACACAAGGGGTCGGGCATGGGCCACACCCCCGTACGTAGTATACGTATATGTAGAAATACACAGATCAGTAAAATTGAGTGTTAACCACAAGGGTAACTGTTGTAATTATATGCACAAGGAATGTGCAATCTGCCTATTTTTTAGGCACATTAGATGTATCTGGTACTATAAAATGAAAAACTATGGTGCCAGACAAAAAAAGTGCTTGACGGCATTGCCTCATTCTGGTATAATTATGTATAACTAAAGCACACTAACAGTGATACACTAAAGTGTCTATTAGTAAAATTATAAATACACTTAAATGTACACCTAAGTGACATTAGAATTTAGATGTTAAATACACCTAAGTGTACACCTAAGTGACATACCCTAATAAAAACCTGTATAGCCCCGATATCTGTGTTTTTCACAGAAAGTGCTTGACAATGGCAAAGAAATCCGTAAAACTATACACAGACAATGTACTAGATGCATTCTACAATGCCATCCGTACTAACACATTAGACCGTCTCCACATACCCCATAGCGATGTCTTCTACGTGCGTACTGCCGTTGAGGCACACTATGGGCGTTCATTTACATTGAAACATGTAGAAGAAGCAATGAGGGCTGAAGGATGGTCGGAGGACAAATGAAATGTTTACAGCATTGGTATTGGCTTGTGTCATGGCTGCGCCGGATAGATGCATTGAGGCAGAGGATACTCTTGGCCCCTATGAGACTGAAGGTCAGTGCGTTATGCGGGTACATGAGATGGTAGCACAGATGCGTATGGCATTCCCTGTGCCGCATACGTATCAGTATAAGTGCGTAGAGCAGTCTATCAAACAAAAAGGTATTTCCCTGTGAGTATTCCAGAGAGAGTCAAGAACAAGATGAAGGAAGAGGGTCTCAAGGGCGTGAACAAGCCTAAGAGGACACCCAAGCATCCAACGAAGTCTCACTGTGTGATGGCATCGGAAGGTGGTAAATACAAGTTTATACGCTTTGGACAGCAAGGTGTATCAGGTGCTGGTAAGTCTCCTAAGACTGCCAAGGACAAAGCACGTAAGAAGTCGTATTATGCAAGGCATGATGCGCAAGGCAAACCGACCACGAAGCTGTCTGCAAAATACTGGTCACATAAAGTTAAATGGTAAAGGAATAAACACATGGCTGGCCCAGCAGTATTTTTTGTACCCCTAGCGATTGCAGGTGGTAAAGTATTTTTCAAGTTTGCCACCAAAAAGGCGGCACAGGCATTCAAAGGACGATTTGCCAAGGCAGGTAATGTTACTACCCGTACCCCGCCTAAGAATGCAACCGTAACAACTATGGGTTCCTCAAAGGGTAGGTCTATTGTACAAGATTTGACTAAGCCGGTAACACAGCCTAGAGTAAGCCCACGTAATCCAAATACGAGTACTCTGCCAAAGCCGCCTAAGAGCAGCGGTGGTGGTAAGGCTGCAGGTGCCGCAGCAGCGGGAGCAGGTGTAGCTGCTGGCTCTACTGCCACAGGCAAAGATGCAGACAAGCCGAAGAAGAGCAAGCCCTCTAAGACGTCTGACCAAGCCCGTGATGAAGCACGGGTATCTGCAAGGCAACGTAGATTGGCAGCTAAGTCAGCAGCACAGGGTGGTGGGTCTGTACTGTCCAATAAGAAAAAGAAGACGACAACCAGTAAGCCTACAGCCGAAGGTGCTTCTGCAAAACGTATGCCAAATAAACCGGCTCGTCCCACACCTCCTCCTGCACGTCCTAAGAAGAATAACAAAACGACAAAGCCTACGCCAAAGCCTAAGATGTACACCGCTATTAACACCAGCACAGGTAAGCCAGACTTTGACGCACCGAAGGTAACTGCAGCACAGCGGCTGAAACAAGAAGATACATATAAGGCTAGAAAGAAGGCGCGGGATACTCTCACTTCTGCTGCTAAAGCCTCTCTAAAGAAAAAAGGAAACAACTAATGGGATTTCTTGATTTTATAACAGGTAAAAAAATTACCACGTTTAAACAGGCCCAAGAAGAAGCAATGCGTATTGGGCGTGAGAACGATTTGACTGATGAGCAGACTGCGATTACGTTAAAACGTATCCTTAGAAAAAATAAAATTTCTACGCCTGAAAATACACAGAAGAAAGCTCGTGGTGGCATGGCAAAGAAAGCACAGATGATGCGTGGCGGTATGGCTAACGGTAAGCAACATATGTATGCTGCTGGTGGCAGTGTAACGGAGAACCCCGGCCTCAAAGCATTGAAAGCTAGTGGGCCAAAGGGTATGAAAGCCTACAACAAGATCATGGGCAAGTAATGCCTAACAGTCCCGGCTACAAGCGTAACTATAAAAAAGAGTACGCAAACTACCATGGTAAGCCTACGCAGGTGAAACGGCGTAATGCACGTAATGCTGCACGTAACAAGCTGAAGAAGGCTGGCGTGTCTGTGGCGGGTAAAGATGTAGCGCATCGTAACGGCAATCCCCGTGACAATCGCCGGGCTAACCTTACGGTGAAGCCAGCATCTAAGAATAGGTCTTATGCTCGTACACGAACAGCAGGTAAACGAAACCCCCGTGCATAAGATTGAACAGGACATTCGTAACTGGTCAAACAACTTTCTTGAAGTACCTAATGAGAAACTAAATGGCCTACCTCCCTGCCCTTATGCAAAACAAGCGTGGGCAGATAACAAGGTAACATTTAGTATCAACACAGGACTAGACGGGCTGGTAGAGTCTGTACGTGACTTTGACACACACGACTATGACATTGTAGTGTGGGCCAGCGAAATGTTACCGGACATGGAATACCTAGACGGTTTCTGTGACGGTATGAACGAGATGTTATCTGTATTGGGTAAAGACATGCACCTGATGCAGTTTCATCCAGAGTACAGTGCAGAAGAAGCTGGGCTAGACTTTTTACTACAAGAGGGGGTCAGTGACCCTGACTTAGAATACTGCATGGTATTTGTGCAGAGGCTCTCAGTGTTGGACGATGCCGCATTGAGTTTAGAAAAGAGTGGATACTACTTGAAGTTTCCGGTAGAGACATTCCACTCTCTTGTTATTGACAGACGGAGATTACGAAATGGTAATGAAGAAAAAGATGCGGGGCGGCGGCATGATGAAGACAGCAGCTAAAAAGAAAATGATGCGCGGCGGTGCCGTAGCCAAGAAGAAGATGATGCGTGGCGGCATGGCGGCTAAGAAGAAGAAGTAATGCCCGTACTACAATCAGGCTCAAAGTTTCGTACAGAGGTAGTTGCGTTAGGTAATACTAACAAGACTAATGTGTACACCGTACCTGCAAACTTCTCTTCACACTTGGAGAATTTGTTTGTAAGTAATAATCACACAGGTAACGTGACTTTGAGCCTACACTTTTTTCATGCAGATGATAATACAGAGTATGACTTGTTGACTGCTCACAATATTGCGGGTGGGTCATACGAGTCTATATTTACTGTAGACAGACCCCTGTATCTTCATGCAGGTGATATTATCAAATGCACAGCAGGTACAGCTAGTAAGCTAGTTGTTACTACTGCCTGTGAAGAATTTTTTGACCCAGCGAGATAGGAGACAGGAGATGCCCCGTGTCACTAAAAAGCCAGCCGCTAAAAAAACCAAAGCCACACAAACTGCAGCGAAAAAGAAACCGACTAGAACGGTTAGCCTTTCGCAAGGCGGTGCGCCTAAGAGCAAATCAAGAGTTAATGAAGCTGGCAACTATACTAAGCCCGGAATGAGAAAGCAACAGTTTAATCGTATCAAGGCTGGGGGCAAAGGTGGCGCACCCGGTCAGTGGTCAGCACGTAAGGCGCAGATGCTTGCGTCAGCCTATAAAAAAGCAGGAGGCGGTTACAAATGACATGGAACACGTATTTCTGCTTCTTGTCTATTTAGGCACAGGAGAGTTTCGCAACTTAGTCAGTGGCGACATGTACTTTCGTAGTATTAACGAGTGCAATTATTTTGCAGAAAAGTCAGCAAAGAGGTATGGTAATTATCAGTATAGCGCATACTTAGACCCAAAAGACAGAGTAACAGCTTATTGTGTACCTAAATACGTTAACCCCGACAACGTAAGGATATATTAAGATGGACCCCATCAGCGCAATGGCGACTGCTTCGGCAGCGTTTGGTGCAATCAAAAAAGGTTTTGCAGTAGGCCGTGACATAGAACAGATGGCAGGAGACTTATCCAGATGGATGGGTGCCATGTCTGACTTGGAACAGGCTGAGAAAGAGGCAAAGAACCCGCCTATATTTAAGAAGCTGTTTGCTGGACAATCCGTAGAGCAGGAAGCAATAACCGCATTTGCCAACAAAGAAAAGGCGAAGCAACAGAGATACGAACTGCAGCAGTGGATAAGCCTGACTATGGGTAAGTCTAAGTGGGATTCACTGGTGGCAATGGAAGGCCAGATACGTAAGCAGCGTAAAGAAACACTTTACAAGCAGCGTGAACGTAGGCAGAAGTTCGTAGAGATTGTAGCATGGATACTGGTGGTCACTGCAGGTGCAGCAGCCTTGTATGCTTTTGTAGTCTTTATGAAGGGTACAGTCGCTAAAGCAGCAGACCCAGAGTATGTAACGTGCAGGTTGAAGGGTTGTACTACGGTAGACAAACAGCGTGTGTGCGTCTATCACGGTGTAAACAATACGGTGGACACATTGTTTTTTCGTATGGACGAATGGTTCCCCCGTGAATTTCAGTGTAAGTATGACCCTAACGAAACCAAGCCACCAAGCATCCAAGAAACTTTTAAACAGATTAGAAAGTCACAGAAAAACTAATGGCAATTGCAAAGTCACAACAGAGCCTGAAAAACTGGACAAAACAGAAGTGGCGCACCAAGTCAGGTAAGCCATCTGCCAAGACAGGTGAAAGGTATTTACCTGATAAAGCAATAAAGTCCTTGACAAGTGCAGAGTATGCTGCTACAACTAAGGCTAAGAGAGAAGGATCACGTAAGGGGAAACAATTTGTACGCCAGCCTAAATCTATTGCAAAAAAGACTGCAAGATTTCGCAGAGGCGGGTAAAGACCCACGCACGTTTCGTTTGGCTGATATGGAGCCAGATGTAGAGACCCGTGTATTCTTAATCAAGAAAAAGCTACAGGAACTAAAGGATGTTAAACTTATTGATAGGGCCAGTTGCTGAACTGGCAGGGACGTGGTTAAATGGAAAAGTTGAAAAGACTAAAGCAGAAACTGGTGCAAAAGTTGCACGGGCTAAAGCTGAAGCTACAATCATGGAAAAGAAAGCTACTGGCGAACTTGACTGGGATTTGGAAATGGCTAAAGGAAGTAAGTCTTCGTGGAAAGATGAGTGGCTTACTATTCTGTTCAGTATACCTCTCATTCTTGCGTTCATTCCGGGTATGGAAGAAGTAGTGGCAAATGGATTTGCCCAACTCCAAGCAATGCCTTCATGGTATCAGTATAGCCTTGGTGTTATCGTTGCTGCCAGCTTTGGTGTTCGCAGTGCTACTAGGTTATTTGGAAAAGGGTAGTCCTATTGCAGATGTGGAGTATGCACGACAGAACAACAGAAAAACAGGCGAGGATTAATCGTGGCAGAAGTAACAATGGAAAGACTACTCAAGTGGAAGATACTGCCCCGCTTGATGATGATTATGATGTCAATATCCGCTTGGCGGGTAGTGGAGTGGTTTATGACATTGCCAGACCCTACCAACGCACAGGCGGGTCTAGTGAGTGTAGTCACGGGGGCCATGACAGGTGCATTTGCGGTGTGGATGGGGCATGAGAAATGAAATATAATTCTGAGAACTTTGTAAACAAACTTATAGCACACGAAGGTTTGCGCCTTCAAGTGTACAAAGATACGCTTGGTATTGATACGATTGGTATCGGACGCAACCTAGAGGACCGTGGTATCACAAAAGAAGAACTGGACTGGATGGACATTCCTACTATGGATGCCGTCTACGAGTACGGTATTACTGAAGCTGATGCTATGTACCTCGCAAAGAATGACGTACAGATAGTCGAAGAGGAACTTGTTCGTGCGCACCCTTGCGTGGAGGAGTTAGACGCTGTACGTCAACTTGTACTGATGGATATGGCATTTAATATGGGCGTACCTCGCTTGCGAAAATTTCAAAAAATGTGGAATGCTATTCACGAAGGAAAGTTTGACATAGCGGCAAAAGAAATGCTTGACAGCAGGTGGGCAGTTCAGGTAAAATCACGTAGTACAAAATTAGCCCACGCAATGCATCATGGTGAGTTTTAATGGCTAGACAGTTAACGGACAAACAACAGAAGTTTCTTGCCGTGCTTTTTGATGAAGCTGGTGGCGATATGGTTGCGGCTAAAAAGATGGCAGGATATGCTGACACTTCTGGTACTGCTGAGATTGTTAAGGGTCTCAAAGAAGAAATACTTGAGGCGACTCAAATGTACATGGCACGTAATGCGCCGAAGGCGGCGATAGCAATGACACACGCTTTGTACGACCCAACTGAACTAGGCATTCGTGATAAGATGTCCGCTGCCAAAGAACTGCTTGACCGTGTAGGTCTGGTAAAGACAGAGAAGATGCAGGTAGAAGCAAGCGGCGGCGTTATGCTTATGCCGCCTAAAGCTGCTGTGGAAGACGATGACTAGAAGCGTAGGCAAGTGGAAGCTACCACAGCCAACAGACATCAAAGAAGAAAACGTATGGGTGCAGATACCTCGCATTGCAAGGACTGTACCTTTTGGTTACAAACAGAGTGAAGAAGACCCTGACATTCTTGACCCTATTCCAGTTGAACTGGACCTGTTAGAGAAAGCACGTAAGTACGTCAATCAATATTCTTACCGTGAGGTAGCAAATTGGCTGACAACAAATAGCGGCAGATATATCTCACACGTAGGATTGAGGAAACGGTTAGCGAATGAACGACAGCGTAAGGACAAAGCTAAAAGCCTCCGCAAGTGGGCAGAATATGCGGAAACGGCAATCGCCAAAGCGAAGGCAATCGAAGAAGCAAGAACAGGCGCAAAAGCCAACGGTTGAGATTGAAGAAGTTTCACATGAAACTAGCAGCATTGAAGAACATGCTAATGTGTTGTTCAAGCCCAATCCCGGTCCACAGACAGAGTTTTTGGCTGCTAGTGAACGTGAAGTTTTATATGGAGGTAGTGCCGGTGGCGGCAAAAGCTACGCCATGTTGGCAGACCCCTTGCGATATATGGGTCATTCACAGTTCAGTGGACTGCTGCTGCGACACACAACAGAAGAACTGCGAGAACTGATATTTAAGTCGCAGGAGTTGTACCCAAAAATCTGGCCGGGTATTAAGTGGTCAGAACGTAAGATGCAGTGGACTGCACCATCTGGCGCAAGGTTGTGGATGTCTTATCTGGATAGAGATGATGATGTCTTGCGTTATCAGGGTCTAGCATTTAGCTGGATAGGGTTTGACGAATTGACCCAGTGGGCCACACCATACGCATGGAATTACATGCGGTCACGTCTACGGTCCACTGCACCAGACCTGCCTATCTTTATGAGAGGCACTACTAACCCCGGTGGACGAGGACACCAATGGGTCAAGAAAATGTTTATTGACCCTGCTGCATATAATAAGGCATTTGATGCAACCGATATTGAAACAGGAGAGGTACTCAAGTACCCAGCAGGACATAGCAAGGCTGGAAAGTCTCTATTCAAAAGACGGTTCATCCCAGCAAGACTTTCTGATAACCCGTACCTATCTGCGGCAGGAGACTATGAAGCCATGCTTCTCTCCCTTCCAGAGCAGCAGCGTAGGCAGCTTCTTGAAGGCGATTGGGATATCAAAGAAGGTGCAGCGTTTACTGAGTTTAATCGGGATGTTCACGTTGTGGAGCCTTTTCGTATCCCTAACAACTGGGTCAAGTTTCGTGCATGTGACTATGGTTACGGCAGTTATTCTGGTGTTATTTGGTTTGCCGTTGCGCCTGATGAGCAACTGGTTGTGTATAGAGAACTATACGTCAGTAAGGTTTTGGCCACAGACTTGGCCGATATGATATTGGATTTGGAAGCTGAAGATGGCAACATTAAGTATGGTGTTTTGGATAGCAGTCTTTGGCACAAGCGTGGCGATACTGGTCCTTCTCTTGCGGAGCAAATGATTAGTAAAGGCTGTCGTTGGAGACCGTCTGACAGAAGTCGTGGTAGTCGTGTAGCAGGTAAGAACGAAATACACCGCCGCCTACAGATAGATGAATTTACAGAGGAACCAAGACTTGTATTCTTTAATAGCTGTACAAATGTCATATCACAAATACCGTCCATCCCCTTGGACAAGAAAAATCCAGAAGACGTTGATACAAAGTCTGAGGACCATTTGTATGACGCACTCCGGTACGGTATTATGTCCCGACCCCGGTTCTCTATTTTTGACTACGACCCGCACGGGCGACCATCAACAGGTATGCCGGTAGCTGACTCCACGTTTGGATACTAAAGGAAAAACACATGGCAGACGATGAAATTATGATCGAAGACGACGCTATTGCGTTAGAAGATACAGATGATACTGCTGTAGAAGACGCTGACGTATCTAAGATTATTCCATTTATTATGGAACGCTTTCAACGGTCAGAAGATTACCGATACCAAGATGAAGAACGCTGGCTTCGTGCATATCGTAACTACCGTGGACTGTACGGTCCTGATGTGCAATTCACTGAAGCAGAAAAGTCCCGTGTCTTTATTAAGGTAACAAAGACTAAGACACTAGCAGCATACGGGCAGATTGTTGATGTGCTGTTTGCTAATCACAGATTTCCCCTTTCTATTGAGCCTACAGAGTTGCCTGAAGGTGTAGTTGCCGACGTACACTTTGATCCGCAGGAGCCTGAACAGCTTCGCGGAGAAACTGCGCTGTCTAGCCCCTATGGCTTTGCGGGAGACGGCAACGATCTTCCTCCGGGTTCTACTGCCCAATCTTTGTTGGATAAGCTAGGTGGCTTGTCAAACAAACTAGAGCCTGTAGAAGACAAACTAAAAGAAGGTCCGGGTAAAACTCCGTCTGCAATTACATTTAGCCCAGCTATGGTTGCAGCTAAAAAGATGCAGAAGAAAATACATGACCAGCTTGAGGAGTCAGGTGCTACTAAGCATCTGCGTAATTCTGCATTTGAAATGGCACTGTTTGGTACAGGCGTGATGAAAGGTCCATTTGCTTCGGATAAAGAGTATCCTAATTGGAACGAAGACGGTGACTATGATCCTATGTTCAAAACGGTTCCACAAGTTGAGCATGTGTCCGTGTGGAACTTTTATCCTGATCCCGATGCTAACAATATGGATGAGTCGCAGTATGTTATTGAACGCCATAAGATGTCGCGTTCACAGTTGCGCAATCTAAAGAAGCGTCCGTACTTCCGTAGTAAAGTTATTGATGAAGCAATTCGCATGGGCGAAAACTACAATAAGAAGTATTGGGAAGACGACCTCTCTGATTATGCTCCAGAACACGGTATTGAACGCTTTGAGGTGCTTGAATACTGGGGTATGGTTGATACTGACATGCTGGAAGAGCAGGGCGTAGACATACCAAAAGAACTGCAAGATTTCGATGAACTGCAAGCAAATGTGTGGGTCTGTAATAACGAACTAATACGCATGGTGCTTAACCCATTTAAGCCAGCTAAAATACCATATCATGCTGCACCTTACGAACTCAATCCATACAGTTTCTTCGGTGTAGGTATTGCAGAGAACATGGACGATACGCAGACGCTGATGAATGGCTTTATGCGTATGGCTGTGGACAACGCCGTCCTGTCAGGTAACTTGATTGTAGAAGTAGATGAAACCAATCTGGTGCCGGGACAAGACCTGTCACTGTATCCGGGCAAAGTATTCCGTCGTCAGGGCGGCGCACCGGGTCAGGCTATCTTTGGCACAAAGTTTCCAAATGTGTCATCTGAAAACATGATGCTGTTTGATAAGGCTCGTGTATTGGCAGATGAAAGCACAGGCTTCCCATCATTTGCGCATGGGCAGACAGGCGTACAAGGTGTGGGCCGTACTGCTTCTGGTATCTCTATGCTTATGGGTGCTGCTGCTGGCGGCACCAAAACAGTAATTAAAAATGTAGATGACTATTTACTGCGACCACTTGGTGAAGGTTTCTTCCGGTTCAATATGCAGTTTGACTTTGATCCTAATATTAAAGGCGATCTGGAAGTCAAAGCACGTGGTACAGAAAGCCTTATGGCTAACGAAGTACGCAGTCAACGTCTTATGCAGTTCTTGCAAGTTGCAAGCAACCCAGCATTGGCACCCTTTGCTAAGTTCCAATATATCATTCGTGAAATTGCGAAGTCAATGGACTTAGACCCCGACAAAGTAACCAACAACATGGATGAAGCTGCTCTGCAAGCAGAGATTATGAAAGGCTTCCAAGCACCGATACCTGAAGGACAAGAGGGTACACCTCCTCCTCCGGGGGCTAATGCTATGGATACCTCTGGTGCAGGTGGCGGTAACATAGGTGTAGGACAGGCTCCTGTGCCGGGTGAACAAGGATTTAGTGGAAATGCACAACAACAAGGACCAACTACTCAGCCGACTCAAGCCGTGGGTGGGCAACAACCGCCAATGGGAAGCGTTCAGTAGTTACATTGATGCTGTAATAGAAATGCAGCAGAAGGCACTTGAGCAAGCAGACGACAATATAATGATGTACAGGTCGCAGGGTGCGATTGCAGCATTACGTAAACTTAAAACACTAAGGGATGAAGTTAATGGCTCTCAATGAACAGATGGAAATGTTTGAAGACGGTGGTCTTATGGATGAAGGCGGCACTGTAGACCCTGTGTCTGGCAACGATGTGCCACCCGGCTCCACACAAGAAGAAGTGCGTGATGACATTCCTGCACAGCTTAGTGAAGGAGAGTTTGTATTCCCGGCTGACGTTGTGCGTTACATTGGTCTGGGCAACTTGATGCGTATGCGTCAGGAAGCTAAGATGGGCTTGAAGCTGA